AGGAACAGAAGACGGAACAGAAACAGGTGATGCAAAACAGTTAAGAGAATTTTATGAAACAATAATGGAAAACTTTCCATCATATGAGATTGGAACTTGGGATGAATGTGAATGTATCAAAGTGTTCTACAATACTTTTATTTCTACCAAAATTGGTTTAGTTAATATGATGCAGGACGTAGCACAAAAACAAGGCAACATCAATGTTGATGTAGTAACAAAAGCATTGTCTAATTGTGAAAAAAGAATAGTAAGTCCGATGTATTTAAAAGCAGGTATGGGCGACGGTGGTGCGTGTCATCCAAGAGATAATATTGCTTTACGTTATATGGCAGACAAGTTAGATCTAGGTTATGACTTGTTTGCTACAATTATGAATGCACGTGAAGTTCAAGCAAAAAATTTAGCAAAAGAACTTTGTAAAATTGCAAATGAATATGAACTGCCTATACTTATAAATGGTGTAGCGTATAAGCCTGGAGTACACTATGTTGATGGTAGTTATGCACTTCTAGTAGATTATTATTGTAATGAATTAGGCTTTAACCCTATGAAAGTTGACCCAAAAGTTTATGGAGAAGACAAAGGTCCGTTCAGAGCTCTTGTTCTTCTTGCTCATCCAAAAATTTATGTAGATCTTACTGAGGACAGTATTGTGCTAGATCCTTGGAGAGAGCATACTTCAGACAAGTACACAGTTATACATTACGGAAATACTAGGAATTAAAGAATAGTATCTGTTCTATTTTTAATATCGGCTTTTAACAAATCAATATTAATTTTAAAATCTAACTTTTTGATTGTATCTTTATACTCTTTTAGAGTTTCGAGAAGTTTTCTTGCTATCTGATTTGGATCAGTGTCGGCAACTTGAGATTTAATATCTATCTCCCAAATTCTGCCGTCACTGAATTCCAATATCATCGTGTCCACGTAAGCAATGGGCATAGTATTGATATACAAATCTTCAAATACTTCAGGCCATTCCTTAACTAGACCTTTAGGCGGACGAAAATATTTACGCACTTTCTGCGACTTTTTTCTTGCTAGTCTTTTTAGCAGGCGGATCTAATTCGTCTGCTTCTCTACGTAATCTTGCTGCTTCTTTGTACATAGCGTCTGCTTGACTACGATAAGATTTTGCTAAGTCGGTGTCACTTAATACACCGTCAGTCGCTGGTGTTGTTGGTGCTTCTGTTGCAGGTGCAGCAGGTTCTGTTACTGTTGGATCAGCAATATCACTCTGCGGTGCTCCACTTACAAAAGTATACAGTTGGTCAACTTGCACATTTCTTTGCTCAGCAATTAATGTGTTAAGTTGATGTAACCCTACTTCTGTTGTTGGTGTAGGTTGCATTAAAACTTCATCAGTTTTAACTTTTTGCAATCTACCATCTTGTTGCATAGCAGTAAGCATATTTCTTCCATCTGGAAATCTACTTCTGAACAAGTATTCACCTAATTCAAATGAATCTTGTGCTTGATCTGATTCAATTCCAGTCATTAATGCATCGTGATACATATCTGGTAAAGTAGCAGTAGGAAGCACTAGTGCTGAATCTGATTCTCCTGGCAAAGTTCTAAAAACTACAGCAACTTTATTGCCAGTATTTTTAATTTTGCCAACGTGTTTTATCTCGGCCATAATTACTCTCCTGTAGGTTGAGCAGCGTCTTTGGCTTGCTGTTGTGTTTTAGAAACGTGATCTAAAAACAAGTTCAACTTATTGTAAGTTTTACCAACTGCTTCTAGTTCGTTTGCTCTGAATGCACCTCTTTGTGTTGCAATATCAATAATGCTTTTTACTGCATTAAGATCGCTTACGTTAAGATCAGGTGCTTGTGCCGGTGCTTCTGTGCCTGGAGCAGGAACTGGACCGCTTTGTGGAGCGGCTTGTGTTTCTACTTCTGGCGCTTCTGCCGGTTTTTTAGTTTCTTCTGTCATAGTTTATTTTCTCCTTAGGAATGGACACGCTAACATAAAATATGTTAGTTCTTTTTCGTCTTCAAATGCCACTAATGTGGCGTTGCCTATTTTATCACTGCTGTTTATTCCTGGAAACGCAGTAACAACAAACCTACCATTAAGTTTGTCTTTTATCCAATTAACAATACTTCTCTGGTTTGCTTGTGAAAAATAGTTCCCATCCGACACAGTAGTCTTATGGAAATGTGGCGGCAAATACTGCAACTCACGTTCTTTTAATACTTCTAGCGGATTAAGTTCTATCATACTAATATTTATAAACTGCTACTATTATGATTCTTGATTCTGATTCAGTCTTTTGGACAATGCTTTGTTGTATCCATATTTTTTGACATCACCGGAAAACAAGTATAATTCAAAAGCGGCTCTTTCCTTTAATACTGTTATTGTTTTCTTAGTAATATAATACGGTGATTCTATAAAATTGTCAAGCCATAAAAGCACTTGTGGAGTAATTGATGTTTCTTTTGGAAGATCTATTTTGTAAGTTTTTATGTTCGCCACTTTCTCTAAGTATTTGATTCCTTCGGTTGTAAGGCGCAATCCACCGGAGTCTTTAGCCCTTACATTATACCACCATTCTAATCTTTTGGCTTTTATAAGGTCTTGTGAAATGTTCTCGGTGTTTGATGCTTTTAAAAAGATAGTTGTTAGTTTATCTTTTTCATCCACGCCACTATTCCTTTTCTCCATTTGTAAGTCTGTATACACTAAAGTCATTTGTATCAAAAAGGTTGTTTAATTTTTTAGCAAGGTTTCTTGCGTGGCCGGGATTACTAAAGGAAACTTTCTTGTACTTAGGTCCAGGATAGCTCGATACCATACTTCCGCTTTTAAGGTTAAAAGGTTTGCCCTGATAAAATACTGCCCAGATGGCTTCACTTTCTAATATTTGTTCTACCTTAAAAGATTCTCTGTTAGTATGCTCGAGAATAATTGTTGGTTTAGGTCTACTCATATACGTAATTTTCCTTATTAACTACGTATATATTTATCCTATTTAGAACGATCCCCCGTCAAATTTTACATCAACTTCGCCGGTATCTTTTTGTATTTTAGTAAGTAGAGTGCGTACTTCTGTAATTGTTTTGCCTAATTTACTTGTTAATAACGCAAGGTCTATACTTAAAGCACGTGCTTCTTGAATAGTAATTTTTATCTCTTTCTGATTGCTTTTTTCAGCAGCAGAAATACGCATTAAGAGCCTTTCAACGCTTGGCATATTATCTGGCAAGTTATTTGTTGACATTTGATAATACCTGCTTCATTTCTAAGTCTGTTTTAAATGGCCCTTTGTAATCATATCTCTGTAATGTAATTAGTTTAGGACAGAAACTTTTTACCCAACCTTTATCAAATCTAATTACATAATACCCTGCACAATATAAACTTTTACTGTCTTTGCTTTTTGTAAATAGTGGTAATTTTTTTTGTATATCATACATTGCGTTATGTGGCTTAGTACTTGTACCATAACCTTGTACTTCATTAGGTAAACTATTATCTGCTTCTTTTACAATTTTTGCAATAAAAAAGTCTTTACCAAATTGATCAGTAATATGTTTTTCAGTTGGAAACATTTTCACTCCGTTTTCATTACTGAAAACAAAATGATTTTCTTCATTTTTTCTTAGTGTGCCAACTCTATTGCCATCTTCTTCAACAATCCAAAATTTGTTTTCTATAATTGGCTTTGCTTTTATTAATGTCATTGTACATACCTCGCATTCAAAGGCTCAGCATATGCTTGTGCTTGATCTGAAATCTTTTTAAGATCATACAAATTACAAAATTTCATTAGTCTGATACCAACTTGGCTGATATCCTTATTACTACTTGTAGCATTTTCTACAGTTTCTGTAATAATATTTTTAATATCATCAGGTTGTGCAGACAAATCAATAAGCACTTTGTTTCTTTCATAATCTTCTAGCACTCTATGTTCTTTGCCTTCGTGATCAACCCAACGTTGCAACATTAGATTGTTCCAGTTAAAACCTTTAGTCTGTCTGTCAGCAAATGCTTCTAACAAACCTACTTTATTTCGTGTACCTTTTTTACGCACACCCGGATAAGCACTGAATACATTATCACTAGTGTCGCCACGCATACACTTTTCAAACAGCAACCACTCTGGATCAGGTGCAGCCTTTTCTTCTTTTGTTTTTCTATCAATAACCTTTTCGCCTTTTTTATCAAAAAAGCCTTCGTGTGTGGTTGTAACTTCTTGCACACCATTATACAATTTTACATTGGGTGCAACTAATTGTTGGAAATCTGTGTCAGTAGAAATAATTACGTGTTGACTATCAGGATGTTTTTGTATCCAACCCGCAATCAAATCATCTGCTTCTAGTTGATTATGTTGTAATACTGTGCAATTTGTCTTTTCAGAAACAAAATTTTTAAACGTATCAAATGCTTCCCAAAAAACAGTCTCTTCTTCTTGTTGTTTTTCTGTTAGAGCATCTCTTGCCGCTTGTCTATTACGTTTGTATGGCTCATAATAATCTTTACGCCAACTACGGCCTTCTAAGCAGAATACAACGTGTGTGCCATTAAAATCTTGCCAGGCTTTTTTAATACTGTTTAAAGTAATATGAAATGCCATACCTAATTTTATGTCAGCATCACCATTTATCACGTGTCTAGCACGGAAAAATGTATTTGCTGTATCTACTATAATATGTGTCATTATTTGTTATCTCTTTTCACTGCTGTTACATCTAAACTTCCTGTGTCCAAAGGCCCGCCATAATCTCCATCGACAACAACATTTGCACACAACTCACGGAACCAACGATCGATAATTTCTTCATCTTTATCACCATCAACTCCATATCCTTCTTGCTTTAATTGTACTATAAAATAGTCGTTCCAGTCAAGTTCAAAAAAGCCATTTCTTACATTTTCTTTGTTCACGTGAGTGTTTAACACACCTACCCAAGGCTCTTTCTTCATAGTAGCCTTTTCTTTATCACTTACAGTAGGCTTACTACTATCGTTTTGCTTCTTGCTGAACAGTTTTTTTATAAAGTCCATAATCTTTCCTTAAGTTCCGATAGCATTACCAAACAAGTATACGTGTACTCTTGCTGCCACGTTATATCCTCTTTCAAACGCCATCTTAGCAACAGCACCTGCTGTTGCAGTTTGTTCTTCTTCCCTAGCACCAACAGGCATAACCCATACAGGGTAATTTACTTCTTGTGCCTTAAACTGTGAGATTACTTCTTCCATTTCATCCCACTGTTGTTGTTCGGAACCGACAACAAATTTAAGTTGTCCTCTATCAGACAACAAAAAATATTCTGCTACTGTTTCAGGCTTGATTGCTTTCTTCGCCTTTTCACCTGCTACACTCCATAGTTTAGGTGAAACACTAAAGAACAATTCGATATCTTTATCTGCTTCTTTAGTCCAATAGTCTTTAAATTCTTGTGTTAGTGCTTGTGTTCCATTAGTTTCAAATGTAACACTTGCTGGCATATTGTTCATACGTTTAAATTCACGCATAATACCAATGAACGCTTCTTGTGCGTGTTTCATTAAAGGCTCACCGCCTGTTACACAGAAGTGCTGTCTTTGTCCTGTAACAGGATGTAAAAACAAACCTTGTGGATTACTATCTGTTTTAATAGTATCAATAATCTGTTGTGCTAGTTCTACAGCAGTCTTTTGTCCCATTAGATGCTTGAACTTTTTGCTCCAAGTGTAACTGCTATCACAACCTTTATCCCATACAGGCAAGTCTTCAACACGTTTCACTGTGCTTGTGTCAAACTTTTCAAAAGGCAAATCATAAGTGTCAGGATTAGTAGGATCAATTTGTCCAAAACCATTACACTGTAGATTACATAAGAAAAAACGTATCCAAGCAGTAGGCACACCTGTGTAATGTCCTTCACCTTGAATACTGTGAAAAATCTCACTAAAATAATATTTTTTTGCTATATCATTCATTATCTTTATTATACGCTTTATCTGTGTTTTTGTCAACCTTTGATAGTGAATAACTACCATCAAAATTATCAGACCAAACCAAATCGTCGCCAATATCCCAACCCATTTGGTTTAATAGTTCTGTGGGTATTGGAAGAACCAAATTGCCAGAATTTGGATCTTCCTCTAATTTAACTTCATAACCCAATTTACACTCCTTAGAAATATTTGTCTAAGACTTCTAATTGGTCGTGATATTCTGCAATTACTTTTAGTTCTTTTTCGATTGCATCAAGAATATCTGGATGTTCTCCTACACCTGCCGAATTTTTAAGATATACTTCAACATTCATTGCGTGTTTTTTAATATGACCTAAAGCGTGTTCCCTGATTGCTTCAATCATATTTTCTCTTGTGTATGGTCCTCCAATACTAGCCATTAGCCTCTCCTTTCAAGATATTATTGGTTGCTTCTACAATTTCCTCTATAGGAAATGTACCATTGATACGATTATCAATTTCTTTTCTATAGTTACCTTTTTCAGGAATAACGTGACGAATCCCACCTCTTGGATCTTCCATATCGCCTTTGCGTCTTGGAATCAAATGTACGTGTGGCCACATAACAGTTTGTCCTGCCGCTTCGCCTACATTTTGTCCTAAATTGAAAGCATCACAATAACCACCTTTTACCCAATCGTATCCCCAGGAGTAAGCAGCCTTGTAACATTTTTCTAGTGTAGTCCAATCTTGCTGTTTAGGTACAAATAAAATGTGTCCAGGTGTTACAGGAAATCCGTCCTTAAACACTGTATAATCTCTAGTATCAATTAAAATATCTTTCCAAGGTATTTGATCAAATGTCATTTAAAATACCTTTCACTGTACCATTTATAAAATGCTTTGTCAGTAAAAAATTCAGCGATATGACTTGCAGGAACTTGGTCACTTCTAATACAAGCAGCAAGTGATTCATATTCATAAGTATCTACTTTACGCTTCATAGGTTTATCTTTAAAATTTTCAGCCAATGTCTTCACCATCCTATTATTTTTTGTTTGTCTATCTGTCATTAACGACCTCGCCCTTCACTTACTTCCCAGTGTTCTGGACCAGGTGTTGTAAATTCTAAACCGAACGATTCACCCACATAAACCTTACCGTTCCATTTCATTGCAATTTTTGCACCTACAATATAAACATCTAACCTATCTTCTTTTAAAAAAGTTCCAACATCTCCTTCGTGAGATTTATCATTATTTGTACAAGTAACTAAACATTTTGCATCGTGGTGTATACTCATTAATATTCTCCTACATTTTCCCAAGGATAAACCAACCAAACGTTTTCCTCAGATTTGTTAACTTCATCACAATAATATGTAACATCATTACATTCACTTGCTAGGTTTTCTGTCAGAACAGCAAAACGAACATTGTCACCCCAAACTTGATTCCACACAGGACTATGTGGTAAGCAACTGTTTTGCCAATCTTCTTTTATCCAATTAAACGTAGCACCAGTATCATTAATATCATCTACAATTAGAATGTTTTTACAATCAGGTGTGTGTTTAAATAATCCCATTTCAGGAGCAAATTCTCCTTCGTTATCATAACCATATGCATCTTCACTCATCCAAGTATTAGTTTCTTGATGGCTATCACCATCACGCAGTGCTACCTTTAATGCTTCACAACGAATACCTGTCATATTACTAATGATTGTGGCGGGAACATTCCCGCCTCTTGTAATGCCTACAATGTAGTCTGGCTTCCAATTGTCTCTGTACATTTGTGTGACAATATTTACACACATATCTTCTACATTTTGCCAAGTATAGTATTTTTTCTTAACCATTTTGTCCGCCTAAATATTCTTCATTGTGAACCCACTTATAACCTCTGTCTTGTAAAGTGTTGCCATCCTTCCAAGGTAGAAAGCCCCATTCCTTTTGTTTTTGTCCCATAAAGAACAAACTCCAACAAGGAATATTATTGCCGTCTGCATCTTTTGCTAACTCTAACCAATGCAAGTCATCTGCTTTTCTATATCTAAAATGACCTGGACCTCTCCATACTTTAGTGCTACCAACAACTCCTCCTGTTGTTTGGTTGCGTAGAGGAATGTTTTCATAGTAACCACCTTTCAAAATTAGTGTTGCATAGTTCCACGGATGATCGTGTAACACAGGTTCGTCACCTATCATAACTTTGTGCAACGTAAAATTAAAAGGAAAGTTTTTTCTATTTTTTAAAAATATATAATAACGGTCAAGATAAGGAATCTTTCCATCTCTATCGTATATAGTTCTTTTCCTACCTAACTTATCAAGCAGTTTTAACAACATCAAAAACCTCTTCCTTTAAATATCTCTGTAGTTCACCATCTGTTGGCTGAACATTGTAGTTTTGCTTATAAAATATTTCATAACTATCAGAGCCATATTTTCCAATTCCATATAACATAGTAGCATCATTTCCGTCCCAAGTCAAGTAATCATTTGACATTTGACGTATTCTATGTTCTCTAATATTAACCATCCCTAAAGGTTTTATTATATCTTTAATAGTTTTTGGAAGTGAATTTAAGTAATGGATTGGTGTAGGACAAATATTAAAAAGAAACGGAAGAACTCTTTTTACTTGTTTCCTATTTGTTTGATTCAAACAAATTACACCAACCATATGTTGCCAAACTGATTCAACTTGTTGTTGAACCATTAATTTATCACTCAACGGACGTAATTGGCTTTGCATTACTAAAAACTTTCTTTACTCTTTCGTTATATTCATCTTCATTTATAGCAAGATTATTTAAATGCGTTCTCCATATCCTTTTCATATCATCACTGATATTTGGATTAGCAAGAGCAAGTTTTAAATTTGCTCTTCTTTTACTTTGTATCTTTTCGCTAAATGGTCCCATTATACTACCTCTTCAACAATTCCTAATACTTCTGCTACAAACAAGCATACACCTGATAACATCATTAAAAATCCAACTTCTGTGATAAAGAAATCGGTATACATAATTTCACCTGTCCATAGGTTATATCCTGCCCACGCAAGTAAACCTGAACCAACAAAACGTATCATACTTTTAATAATGCTAACAACAAAATGACCCATACCTGGATCTTTACTTGCTGGAATAACAATCTTTTCTGGTATTGGCATATTACCTCCCTAAAAACCTTTTTGCTGCCGCAATAGGATTTTTGAGTCCTTCATAAGTTTCATCGATAAAACCTATGTGCTTCTCAAGTTTTACTGAGAGTTGATCAACCTTGTATTCAACTCGTTTAATATCATCTCTCAATTTTTTAATTTGATCAAGAATTAGTACATCGCTTCCATTCATTAATCGTGACCTTTCATACTTAAACAAATGTCATAAAATTCTTTTTTAAGTGCAGGATCTTCATTAAAGGCTCCTAGCATAATTGCTGTTGTCATATCTGACTCGTGTTCTTTTACACCTCTATGTGTCATACAATGATGTTCTGCTTTTACTACAACTGCAATGTGTTTTGTTTTTGCATAGGCTTGCAATTCTTGTGCAATCTGTGTAGTCATTTCTTCTTGAATCTGTGGACGTTCTGCAATATGATGTACTATTCTATTAAATTTAGAAAGACCAATTACTTCGTCTTCTGGAACAATACCAACCCAACATTTTCCCACAATGTTTTGAAAGTGATGAGCACAAGTACTACGAATACTAATAGGACCACTAGTATACAAAGACTTATAACCCATATTAGGAAAACTAGTGACTCTAGGTGCTGGAGCATATCTTCCGCCAAATGTTTCATTGACGAACATCTTGGCAACACGCTTTGCAGTTTCTTTAGTATTGTGATCATTTTCTGTATCTATTACAAGTGTATTAAGCACACCTTGCATTGCACATTCAACTTCTGCTTGTAATTTTGCAAGTTCGCCTTCTTTAATAAATTCACTAATATTATCATTACTGTGAAATCTTTTTCCTGCTGCTAGAATGCGTTCTTTAATTGTTTTACTTATTTCCATTTTTTATCTCCGATGTTAAGGCAGTGGATTGCCATTGTTTTATTGTAAAGCCTTTAATAGATTTTTGCAACTAAAAAAATCTTCTTTTAGTAAATGCTTTTGTTTATTTAGGTTTACAAGATAAAATTTATAATTTTCCATATAATCTGTTATCTTGTTTACTAAAAATTGTTTGTTTGTTTTATAATTTTCCCAAGTATCTGTCCATTCGCTTGGATATATAAAACTATCAAGTGCCATTTCTGAATAACTTAATCTATCAGGCACCATAGGAATTGTATCTACTATAGCACCCTCATACCAACTAATACCTAGTGTTTCTTGTAGGTTAGCACTGAATACTACTTTTGCTTCACCTAGTAAGTTGTGATATTCATTTTTACTTAATTGTTTTTCTTGACAAGTAATGAATTCATAATTTGTCATAGTTTCCTTCAGGTCTTGGAAAATATGATGTTGTTTTTCAGGAGCAATTCTATGTGGAAAAAGAATGATGTTTTTCTTTTCCATATTTTTGTACATATCTAATGTACTTTCTAAGTATTCAAAAGGCCAACCTGTTTTTATAATTTTAGGACTGTTTACATCAAAGTCAAAAGTCTTTGCAAACATTTCAATATGGAAGTCTGTAGCAAAAAAATTATGATCAAAACAATGAAATAAACTTCTTTCGGCGTGTCTTACCCAGGGTTTGTCACCTATAAGCCTGCCAAGGAAATCAGCAGGATCGTAACTACCAGCGTGCCATAAACCACCGATTCTAATGTTACACCCCAATAACTCAGCCATATATTTAAGTTGGATAACAGTCGGGTTCCAAGCGTCCGTATATAAGAAATAATCTCCATCTTGTACTTCTCCTTTGCAAAATGCTTCTGCTATTTGCATTAATTGATTTGATTTGTATACGTTAGTACCGCCAAAGTTTAAAAAAGCACCTGGTGTTGTTGCCTGTGGTGTGTCACCCCCATTGACAACTTTCACTGTATGTCCTGCACTTTTAAGTAACTTAGGAAATTCTGTTTTCCATTGTTTTGTGTATCTTGTTTCTACTGCTTCTAAATCAACTAACCAAATATTCATCTTGATAATCCTAACGCTGTTACAAGTTTTTTGTCATTAAATCTAATGCATATTGCATCGTCCATTTCTTTTTCAGTAAAGGTTGTATCTTCAAATATAAAATCTTTACCGTATGTAAATCCACGTTTGCCTAAAAGATTGCAAACTACACCGACTGCCTCAACAGCAGTGTAGTTTGCATTAAGTGCACCACCTTCAACTGAATTGCCTGAAGCATCAGTTTTATAAGGCATTCTAGTGCTGTATCTGCTTATTGGAATAATTATTTCCTCTTTTAGCATTATTCTTTCTCTGTTTCTTCGTGCGGTTTACATAACTTACATATGCTCTCCATTCACGAGATTTACCGTTATACAGATTTTTTTCATCATACTTCAAAAATTCAAACCTGCAAAAATTTTTGAAACGTTCAAGATCGTTAAAAATTTTAACTACGTCTGGGCGTTGTGCAAAATACGACTTCTCAGTCATTTGTATGTCTCCTCTAATATTTTGCATATTCGATGTGAGCACCGTTTTCTCCATCTTCACTGATGTCGATATGTACTTCACGTCCTGGATACTTCTTGTTAATTTCTGTGAAAAGATCATCACTCATCATTTCACAACTCTTATAATCTAGTTCAAGTGTTTTCTCCTCATATAGTTTTTCCAACCAACGTTTAAACTGTATAAACTCAATATCTCTGTCATTGTGTACTACTGTGATACCCACTTTAAAATGAAATATATGTCTATGTGGATATCCTAAAAATGATACATCATAATCATCACCTGTTGCTAATGCTGGATCTTCTAATGCAGCAGGGTATTTGTGTATACCTTCTTTACGAAATGTAACCCAAATCATTCTTTTTGCAGTTTTCATAATCTTTTCGAATCTTTCTGTTTCAGCGTGTGCTTTTAACATTTGTTCAGTCATACCCATAATATAAAGCCTTTTTTGTTATTTGTCATCCTTTTATTTTATCATTCTTGTAATCTTTCCAAACTGTAAGTTTAGAATGATCCATTAAATCGTGTAGGCTATGACACCATACACCTGGATTGGTTGCTTCAAAATCTCTATCGTCGATTTTGATCATTGTATGATAGTTCCATTGTCTAATATAAGGTAATGGAATTCTAATTTGTGGAATAAAATTATCATACTCAACTAGTACACTTTCTAGAAATTCCTCACTTGCATTTACAGGAATATCTAAACTGCACAAGTAATCTGCTTTTAGAAAGTGTTCTATCATTTTATCCCATTCTTCATAATAATCATAACTGTGATTTTGTGATGCTGGATCATATGAATGATTAGCACCGAAGAATATGTGTTGAATATCGTCATCTAAATGACTTTGAATATTTGTATACGATTGTAAACCTGTAACGAACAAAGTTTTCATTCCGTGAGCAGGAGTCTTTTCAACTTCAATTCCTGTGAAGAATACTACATCATCCTTTACTAGTCCATTGTCATATGTTCTATTCATTTAATATTCCTTCTTCTAGTTTTTCCAACCTAGTAATTTCATCTTTGTAAAAAAGTTTTTTCTTTTTTAACTCTGCTATTTGATTGTTATTAGGTTGTACCTTTTCTAGTAGTGTGATATTTTTATCTATCTGCCTATGTGTTTCTTTTAACCATTGGATTTTTTTTGTATAGTTACCCATACTAAGCCTCCTGTAGTTGTGCCTCCAACTTATCAAGTTCGCTATCTTCTCTGTCGTCTGCCCACGGAGTCTTTTCGTCACCGTCTTCATCAACTTCAACGAACATTCTGTTGAATTCATTTGTTACACCACCACGTAGTCTTGCACCTTCAAGATTTTTAAGAAATGCATCTGCTTCTTTGATCATTGCAAATGCAGATTCTTTTGTAGGTTGCTCGAACAGCTCTTCGATAAATCTATCAAAGTAAAGTATGTTACGTGGTACCCATTCTGAATACTCATCACTCTTATCAGAATCTTTTACTTTTCTCCAAGAACGCCAGTCAGGACGGTTATTATGCAATTCAATATCCATCAAGTTATTTGCTCTTTGCACAGCAACAATATGACAATAAACATTGTGCGCCATCATAAGTGCATAGCCGAATGAGTCCCAACTTGTCTTACCTTCTTTTCCTACCTTATTAAGCATTCCCGGCGCATAGTGGCAGATATCTGCGATCGATAACCTTCTTCCAATTTCGCTTTCGAATGGGAAAGGAATATCGTTCCGTCCGGACAAAATCTTATTATCAGGGGCCTTATCCATAATAACTGACCAACGTTTACTTGAATGTTGGGCGTTAGTATACACCAACCCGTGTGCTGTAGCAATAAATGGACTTGCGCAATCGAAACTGATTGTGAAATTTTCATTAATGTGTTTCCTTACTTGTCTTTGTATTGATGTAAGATAACAACTCCAATCAAGTTGTGCAGTACCTAAGAAATGCATCCAGTCCTTGCCTTCTAACATACCATCAAACTTCATTGTCATTAGTCTACGTAGTGTAATAGGCATTTTGCACATATTAGCACCACCCATAGCCCAACCTTCACAAGCCTTGTCTCCCCATACTTTAGGGTCGGAGAATTCTTTAACACCTTCGTACCACTTTTCAGCAGTATCCCAGTCTGAACCCTGTAATACGTTTAGAAACTTAGTTTGTCCTAATCTACGGTCTAACCAATACTTGTTATTAAACCTTGTCTTATCTAAGCAGTCATCAAAACTTTTAAGTCCTGTTTTAGGTGAATGAATATGATCACACGCCCAAGTCGGAACGTCAAGTAACATTGACCAATCTGCTGTAAGTTCGAGCCAGTTTAAAATATCATCACGTACTTTATTTGCTGCTGCACCTTCAAAGTTTAACCAATCAAATTTAAGTACACCCTTACCAACCTGATACCCTCCACTATCTCCTAGTATCATAGTTTTACTTCTATCACGTTCTTGAATCATACTATCCATCTTGATAGTTTTATCTAGGTTCAATTGTGCGTGTCCTGCCGAGTATAATCCATACTTGTATGTAAAATACCCTTGTTCATCATTGAGGAAATTCATACCCTCAATACCTCTATCAAAGCCTGCTGGAACTCTATCCTTAGGAATGAATTCTTCATATCTTTGCTTTGATATGTAAGTAGAAAAGAAACAACTAATTGCAGGCAAATACACTGCGTAGTCTTTCTGTAATGGTGTTAAATTGACTGGTTTCATAATATTATTTAGGCCGCCTGTGCTGGAATGATATATTTGTAATTTGCTAATCCACTATCAAGTTTGATTTGAATAGCCCCTTCGTTACTAATACTCATCTTAGTATTATTAACATCTGCAATTTTTAAGATTGCTAAGATACTTGCTACAGGCCAAGTCCAGCCTCTATCAAGTGTGCCTTCTACATTTGTAGCAAAAATAAATTCACCACCGTGTGTAGATGCATCACCAAAGATAAATTTAAGATTACCATCTTCAGTTTTTGCTAAGAACGTTGGGTGTTCTGCGTTTGCTCCTGCTTGGAAATTAAAACGCTGTACACCTTGTAGTGTAGGGATAACTTCTACATCCCAGTTTACACCACGGAACTTAACAGTTTTCATTTTCTCATTAATGATTTCTTGATTCATAAATCTGTAATCGTTTTTGAAATCACCTGCATCATTTGCAAAATGAATACCTACTGGAACATTATTACCATTTCTCTCTGCATTAGTAATAGTAATCTTAGCATCTTTTTGATACTCAGTACCGTCAAGTAAGTATTTTAATTTTTGTAATTGCGGCATACCAAATACGCCTAACATATCCGGATACGGATTATGTGTTTCTGCCTCCATAATAACTGATCTGTCATCAGCCATTGAAAACATATTAGTTGCACTTTCTTCGCCAGTCACTTTAACTGTAGTTAAGAACCCTAGGTTCTGTGTGTGACTGACAATGTCTTGTAAGATATCTTTCATTAAATTCTCCTTATCTTTACATTATATTTAGGTTTAGTCATAAACTCAAGAACTTTTTTACTCAAAATCAAATAAATTGTTAAAATTGTTGTCAGTGCGTGTAGAACTAATGTCCCATTCCAAAACACCAATTAAGTTACCAAGTTTTTCATCTATTACTGTTGTTTCCATTTGACCATCGTCAAAAGGCAGATCTTTAAACCATTGTGGTAATCTAAGTTCGTCTACAGGATATGCAACGCTTGTATAGCCCATAGGATTGTCTTTTACTTTACACACAATAACTTTTGCTCCGTCAGTAATATTCATTGAGTATTTGTCGCCTTCCATACGTTTAAGTGTATTCCAATTAATACTTGCTCTCACGTGACCAGGCATATTCGCTTTACCTAGTTTCTTTTCTTTCGCTTCATACTCTGTAATCTTGTTTGCACGTTTAGGCGAACCTTTTTCCCATCCAGGTCTTCCTTTAAAGTCTGCTCTAAATTCTGTAATATAGTCTAGCACTTCTTCTTTTTCTTTGCCTTCCAACACCATTGTTAGTACGTGACTTAAAAAGTCTTGAATAACAATTGGAGTATCAGAACGTTTTAGGTCAAGACCCATTGCTTTAATTTTACCTGATTTGCCATCAGTATCTGTACGGAAACCTTCAATATCATAATAAAGAACAGCATACCGTTTTTTAGTAATAAACAAACCTTTACTTGCAACAATTTCTCTAGCAGCCGCAATAACTTCTGAACGTTTCTTAGGACAATGAAACGCTTCGCTCATAAACTTTGGAAATGTTTCATTTGTGGTTTCACCAATTGTGTCATATAGTTCTATTACACTATCTTTTGTCCACGGAATAGATCCTGCTTCTATATCTTTTTTAAGTGTGCTGTATGCACTAAAGTATGTTGAATCTGTATCACCATATACAATTGCTTTACCTGTATGATTATACTCACCTGTTACTATCTCATTGATCTTAGCAGCCATATGTTTGGTGATGCTTCGTCCTGTAAGTGTAACACTTTGACCAATCCTATTGTCGAAAAACCTACAACCAGGATTAAGAATAGCACCATACAAACTGTTAAGTAGAATCTTTTTAACAAGTTGTCTTTTTGCCCAATATGCTTCTTCAATCTTGTTTCCTGCATTTTGACTTTCTTTCTGTTTTGCCTGCATCTCTTTACGTTCTTTATACCAACGTGCAAGTAGTCCGGGAATTACACCTTCTTTTTCGTAAGTAAAGATTGTGCCATTAGCACTAAGCATCCAAGGTTGATTACTTTCAAATATTAAATCATAGACTTGTGCAGAACTTATGGTATCACTATCACCATTCTCCCAATCAATAGTAATTTCTCTGCCTACTTCTCTTTCCATAACAGAACTATATTCAACTGAACCAAACATACCTTCCCAAGCACTCGCAAAACTTTTACCTTTTGACATTTGACTTTCTATGTGTGCTTTTGTTCCATCTTGTCTAAGTTGACCAACAACAGTTTCAGGACCCATATTCAAAGCTCTAATAACAGATGGATACAGTGAATTCAAGTCAACACTACCTATCCATTCGTGAATGCCTTTCTTAGGATATGCAACATATGCACCTGCCGCAGGCTCACTGCCTGGTTCACGTTTTACTCTGTTGGGAACAATCATTCCACGTCTATGTGCTTCGTTGATAATACCTTGTTCTGTAACAGCAACAGCACCCATTGTTGTTTGAATAAGAACTGTGTTTTCGTGTGCAATTGTGTTTGCAAGATCAATAAATTTAAGTTTCTTATCTAGTTTATCAAGCAGTGCAGTGTCTTGCCTATTATACTCAATGAACGTTCTGAAGTCATTATTGTAAAGAGCATCAAGACTGCCTTCGTAAACAGTTTTCTTCTCACCTACTTCTAGTTCGCCAATAGCATCAAGTCTATATGTATGGCGTTCTTCATAATTGTACTTACGATATAGTTCCAAACTATCGACGTGTACTCGACCTATTAGATCATAAGTTTGTGATTCTTTACCAAACTTTTCATACGTTCTTTTCTTAGGATACTGATCCCAAAGACATAATCTTTTTGTATCTTCTTTTGATAAAACTTTTATTATTCTGTTTACAGTGTAAGGAATATCATATCCTTCGCTATTCCAGCCACTTAGTACGTCAGCATCTTGTATTAAATCTAAAAAGGCATCAAGCATATCTGCTTCGTTTTCAAATAACATTGTATCAGGAATGCCGTCAATTGCTTTTTTTGCTTCGTCTAATGATAATGTTTTTGGAGGAATTGCTAGGCAAACAAGTGTATCTAACCATTGTAAATGTATTGCAATACTTGTAATAGGCATAAA